ATTGGAACTATACCATTCAGCCTTTAATTATAATCTGAGATAATATATGCAACTTTTTGGGCTTGAGTTTGGAAAAAAGAAACCAGAGAAACAAAATCCTCTGAGTGTTGTACCGCCTAGTACAGATGATGGATCTACTGTAATAACTACTGCTCCTGGAGCAGCTAATTATTATGGTTTAGTCCTCGATATGGATTCTATCGTTAAAAACGAGAATGATCTTATACGAAGATACCGAGAAGTTGCTCAATATTCAGACTGTGATGCCGCTATTGCTGACATTGTTAATGAATCAATTGTTACTGATGATGATAAATCTATTGAAATAAAATTAGATAATCTTAAATTATCTGATGCAATAAAGACTAAGATTACCGAAGAATTTGAAGAAGTTCTTCGGCTTTTAGATTTTGAAGAATTTGGCCCAGATATTTTCCGTCAATGGTATATTGATGGTAGAGTATATTATCAAGCATTGATTGATCCAACCAATATCAAAAATGGTATTGCTGAATTAAGAAAGATTGATCCAAGAAAGATTCGCAAAATCAAAAATGTACAGAAACAAAGAAATGATAAAGGAATTGATGTTGTTATTGGTATAGAGGAATACTATCTGTATAATGACAAAGGTATCAGCGAACAAACAACACAAGGTATTAAATTAACCACAGATTCAGTTATCTATTGTCCATCTGGATTAATAGATCCAAATTCGGGCATGACTTTAGGTCATCTCCATAAAGCAGTTAAGCCAACAAATCAGTTAAAAATGATTGAGGATGCTGTTGTAATTTATCGTATATCTAGGGCACCAGAACGTAGAATTTTCTATGTAGATGTAGGTAATTTACCAAAGATTAAAGCCGAGCAGTATGTAAATGATATTATGAATAAATTTCGTAATAAAATTGTTTATGATGCTACAACAGGTGAAGTAAGAAATGATAGAAAACATCTTTCTATGATGGAAGACTTCTGGATGCCAAGAAGAGAAGGTGGAAAAGGTACAGAAATTACTACACTTCCAGGTGGTCAAACACTTGGACAAATTGAAGATATTCAATATTTTCAAAGTAAGTTATTTCAATCATTGAACGTACCTTTAGGAAGACTTCAACCTTCAACGGGATTTAGTATTGGTCGTTCTACAGAAATTACAAGAGAAGAAGTAAAGTTTAATAAATTTATAACGAGATTAAGAAAGAAATTTTCTAATTTACTATCAGATGCACTAAGAATACAATTAATATCAAAAGGTATTATCAGAGAAGATGAATGGAGCGATATTAAACCTAATATCTACTTCGATTTTCAAAAAGATAATTACTTTTCTGAGTTAAAAGAATCTGAAGTATTAATGAATAGATTGGCTACTCTACAACAAATTTCAATGTATGTGGGTACTTATTATTCGCAAGAATGGATACAAAAGAACGTGCTACAACAATCAGATGATGATATTAAAGAAATATCCAAACAAAATAAAGAGAATCCACCTCCACAGCCTGAAGACCAAGGAAACCAACAATGATTAAAGAATCAATAAAAGAATTAATTAGCGCAATTGCTGAAGGTGATACTATAGCAATTGAAGATAGTTTCAATTCAGTAATGTCTTATAAAATTGCTGACCGTTTAGACAGTATGAGAGTTGATGTTGCTCAAACTATGTTTGGTTCAGTTGTAGAAGAACTAGATGAAAATTATGCATACAGTCTTAAAGATTCTGGCGCTTTAGGAATGCATGCTCAAGTATATTCTAGAAGAGATAAAACGTCACCTTGGACTAAACACGCAAACCATTTATCTAATACTGGTGGAGATAAAGGTAGAAGGAATATTGAACAAATATTAAAAAAGAAATATGGTTCTGATATTCAATACCAGCACCCAAGTCATTTTAATGAAGAATTCACTCTTGAAGATTACTCTTTAGAAGAACTTGAAGATTTTATGATGTCTGAAGACTTTGAACAATTAGATGAATTATCAAAATCTACTTTAGGTTCTTATATTAGCAAAGCAACTAATGATGTTTCTCTGGGTGGTGGAATGATGTCTCGTTCGCATTATGAACCTGGAAATGATAAACATCAAAAACAAAAGATTTTTGCTCAAGGGGCTAGTCTAGTAAGCAAAAGAAAAACTGGTATTAACTCAGCAATTGGCAAACTAACTAAAGAAGAATTCACTCTTGAAGATTATTCAGTTAAGGAACTTGAAGACTTTATGATGTCTGAAGACTTTGAGCAATTAGATGAATTAAGCAGAAAGACGTTAAGTTCTTATATTGGTAAGGCTAGGAGTTCAAAGAGTAATGCATTGAAGGATTTATACAAAGATCCTGAAGGTTCAGACGAACGTGACAAAAATAGAAAGACAGCCAATAATAGAACTGATGGTAAAGAACGTGCTATAGATACCTTGAGAGGAAAAACCAATAAGGACCGTGCCAAAAAAGGATTACCAACAAGGTATTATACAGAAGAAGTTGAACTTGAAGAGGCAGTTACTGCTAGTCAATTGATTGCTAATCATAATAGTTCAGATCATGGTGGTGCTCAACATTTCTCTAATGTTGATGGTACACATCATTCTTGGAACTATGTTAAAAAGAACAAAGAAGGCACTAAGTATGAAGTTACACCTGATAAAGGCGAAGCAGAAGGAATTGCTCATAAAGGTAAATTCCTAAAATTAAAAAAATAATGAACTACTCTAGGTTTTCTTCTAATTTAAATAAAACCCTAACAGGTATAGATATTCGGGAGAGTATCTATATCTTTGGGCACACTATCCAAAGAACAATTGATGGTAAGGTTTTAATTAATAATAAAGAAACTTATTGTAAAGACCTATCAGAAGCAAAACGGTATATTGTTCAACAAATAAATGTAGGTGTCATTAAACAAGAAATACTAGATGAAGTTTATTCTGATAATAGATTAAAAATTGCTAATATTATAAATGAAGAACACAATATTAAAGTTACGGATAATATCATCAATCAATATATCAAATTAGCTTCCAATAAAACATTTACCACTGATTCTGTTGTACATCAAATCAGAGAAATGAATAAATTTGAATCTTCTATTGGCGAAAAATTGCAATATGTTCTGGAAGATAATACAATAATTGCTATTGACACTGAAACTCAAGATACGCTAAATAGTATATTAAAACCAGACGTTATTGATTATATGAGAGAAAATTCTAATAATTTTCTTAAAATACTTAATGTCATATTAGAGGAAAATTAAGATGGCAGCATTAACAAAAACGGTACAATTAGTAACTGATTCTGAAGCGGTAGTAAAAATTTCAGGAAGTGATTTAGTAGCATCTGTTATTAATATAGCAACTGATATTTTGGCAGCTAACCAAATAGTATATCCTGTAGGTGGAACGCCAGTTGCAAATATTATAGGATTTCAATGGTGTGGTGAACCAGGAGCAGTATACAGAGTTAATAGAGGTGGTGTTCGAGTAGCATCATTATTAGCAGATAACGGAAACTTTATGGATTTTGTTGAGTTGTTTCCACCTGAAAGTACAGCTAACACAAGTGATATATCAGTAACTATTGCTGATGCAGCAGGTACTGCAGCTAAACAAGGTGAACTTTGGATCAGAATCAGAAAGGTTTCTGGTTATGCTTCTAAAATTGAAACTGCTGTATATGGTGTATACGATAACTTGACACAAGTAGGTAGTTAAGATGAAACTTATCAGGGAAGTAACTGAACCATTAAATATGATTGTCGAGGAAAAACTCGGCAAAGGCAAACAATTATTCGTTGAGGGTATTTTTCTTCAATCAGAAGTTAAAAATCGTAACGGTAGAATGTATCCAGAATCTGTTATGGATAATGAAGTTAAAAGATACATTAAAGAAAAAGTAGATATGAATAGAGCTTTTGGTGAGTTAGGACATCCAGATTCGCCATCTATTAATCTTGATAGAATAAGTCATTTAATTGTTAATCTAAGAAAAGAAGGACACAATTGGATAGGTAAAGCTAAGATTCTTGATACTCCAATGGGAAAAATTGCAGAGGGTATTCTTAAAGGTGGCGGCAATCTAGGCACTTCAAGTAGAGCTTTAGGTTCATTGAAAATGAATAACGAAGGGGTTAATGTTGTTCAGAGCGATTTTATGTTATCAACAGCTGGCGATTTAGTAAGCGATCCAAGCGCACCTGATGCTTGGGTTACAGGTATTATGGAATCTCAAGACTGGGTATTTGTTGATGGGAAATTTGAGAGGCAAGTAGATGAAGCAAGACGTAGTATTAGGTCAGCACCATCTAATAGGTTAGAGGAAGTTAAGGCTCTAGCCTTTCAGCAATTCCTTAAAAGTATCAAATAATTAAAAATACTAAATACAACATACAAAAAATATTAGGAGAAATAAATGAGTATTGAAAGTAAAATTGCCGAGATTCTTGAGGAATCTAAATTGGCTGGATTAGTTTTAGAAGATGAAGAAGAATTAGATGAAGAATTAGATGAAGAATCAGTTGATGAGGCTTGTGATTATGAAATGAAAGAAAAAACCAACAAAATGAAAGAATCGCACATGAAGATGAAAGAATCACCCATGAAGATGAAAGAAGCATCTATGAAGATGAAAGAATCTGTTGATGTCCAAGAAGACGTTGATGCTTTATTGTTTGGTGAAAACTTAAGCGAAGAATTTAGAACAAAAGCAACTACTATTTTTGAAGCGGCTGTTATTAGTCGTGTTAGAGAAGAAGCTGTTAAGTTAGAAGAAGAATTTGAAGAGAAACTTGCAGAGCAAGTTGATTCAATTACTGAGGGTCTGGTTGAAAAAATTGATGGTTACCTCGACTATGTTGTCGAGCAGTGGATAGAACAGAATGAAATAGCCCTTGAAAGTGGTATCAAGTCTGATATTATGGAATCATTTATTACTGGCATGAAAGGTCTTTTCGAAGAACATTATATTGATGTTCCTGATGAAAAGTATGACATGATTGGTGAAATGGAAACTAAGATTGATGCGCTTGAAGAAAAACTAGACGAACAAGTTTCTAAAAATATTGATCTTAAAAAATCATTATCTGAAGCTACTCGTAAAGATATTGTTAAGATGGTAAGCGAAGGTTTGACTGTAACTGAAACTGAAAAGTTCAGTGATTTGGTAGAAGAATTATCTTTTGAAAGTGAAGAAACATTCCAAACTAAAGTACAGACTATTCGTGAAAACTATTTCACAGGTAAAGTCCATAGCTCGGTACAATCAGTTGTTACTGATTCTCCAGTTGAGGAATTATACGAAGAAAGCAAACAAGTAATTGATCCAGCAATGGCAATTTACTTAGAAGCACTTAAAAAACACAACACATAATTTATTAATCAAAAGGAAAATAAAGATGGAAATTAATCGTCAAGCTCTATTAGAGAAATGGGCTCCAGTAATCAACAGCGAACACGCTCCTGCTATTAAAGACTCTGCTCGTAGATCCGATCTTGCAGTAATTTTAGAAAACCAAGAACGTGAAATGCGTAAAAGCCATGAAGCGAACTATGGTTCAATCAACGAAACCGCATATGCTCCTGCTAACGCTGGTTCATCTGCTGGTTTAAACGCTATCTCAGGTAGTGGTTATTCTGCTGCTTCTGCTACTTCAGGTGTTGCTGGTTTTGATCCAGTTTTAATTAACTTGGTTCGTAGAGCATTACCACAGTTGATTGCATATGATGTTGCTGGTGTTCAACCAATGACTCAACCAACTGGTTTGATCTTTGCAATGCGTTCACGTTTTGCAACTCAAGACGGTACTGAAGCATTATACAACGAAGCAGGTACTTTTGCTGGTGCTGGTACTTCAGTAGGTTCTGACCCAACTGAAACAGGTACTTATACTGTTGGTACTGGTTTAACTACAGCTAATTCTGAAAAATTGGGTTCTGATGCTAGTACTAACCCTTTCCCAGAAATGGCATTCTCAATTGAAAAAACTTCAGTTGTTGCTAAAACTAGAGCATTGAAAGCTGAATACTCTATTGAATTAGCACAAGACTTGAAATCAGTTCATGGCTTAGATGCTGAAGGCGAATTGAGCAAAATTCTTTCTACTGAAATTCTTGCTGAAATCAACCGTGAAGTAATTCGTACTATCTACACTACTGCTTACCGTGGTGCTACTAACGGTACTGCTACTGCTGGCGTTTTTGATCTTGACGTTGACTCTAATGGTCGTTGGTCAGTTGAAAAATTCAAAGGTTTGTTGTTCCAAATTGAACGTGAAGCTAATGCTATCGCTCAATTGACTCGTAGAGGTCGCGGTAACTTCATTATCTGTTCATCTGATGTTGCTTCTGCTTTAGCAATGGCTGGTGTATTAGATTATGCTCCTGCTCTTGCAACTGGTTTGAATGTTGATGAAGCATCTACTACTTTTGCAGGTATCTTAAACGGCAAATATAAAGTTTATGTTGATCCATATGCTGGTGGTCAAAACTTAAATCAAGCTGGCAATCCAAGTGGTTCACAGTTCTTTACTGTTGGCTACAAAGGTACTTCTGCGTTTGATGCTGGTTTGTTCTATTGCCCATATGTTCCATTACAAATGGTTCGTGCGGTTGATCCACAAACTTTCCAACCTAAAATTGGTTTCAAGACACGTTATGGTTTAGTTGCTAACCCAATGGTTGATTTAACTGATGGTTCAGGAACAGCTAGTTTAACTGCTAACAAAAATTATTATTACAGATTTGTAAAAGTTACAAACCTTATGTAATATAAAATTACTAGGTAATTTGTAAAAGGAGTCTTCGGACTCCTTTTTTTATGGGGTTTATTTTATATAAATAGTATGTTATAATATGTGATAGTCGCGGAACAGCAATTCCCACTATCTCTAATACTATTAAGGAGTATCATGGCTAAAAACCTTTCTTGTCCAGTTCCAACAAATATCAATCCACTATCTCCTAATGGATTTAATTTCTCTATTCAAAAGATGCCTGAGGTATCATTCTTTTGTCAAGAGGTAAATCTACCTGGATTGACATTACCACCTATTGAGGTATTAAATCCTATGGGATATAACCCCTTCGCAGGTGATGTTATTAGTTGGGATGATTTAACTATTCAATTCCTTGTAGACGAAAACATGGCTAACTATAAATCATTATATGATTGGATAGTTGGATTAGGATTTCCTACAGACAATAGCCAATTCCAAGATTTTGCCGACTCACAAAATAATTATAGTGGGCGTTTAATGAAAGAATACTCTGATGGTACTCTTCAAATATTAGGAAGTAATAATCAACCTGTACAGACTATACGATATGTGGATATAGTTATAACTTCCTTAGGAGCTATGACATTTCAATCGACAAATACTGATGTAAATTACCTAATTGGTAATGCTACATTTAAATATAATTCATTTGAGTTTGTGGAATAATTGATTTATATTTTAAATGATAGTATAATGATTATGAATACTATATTATAAGGTGATCAATGAATACAGAAGAAATATTGAAAGAGTGGGATGAGGATTCTAATGTAGATTCAAATCATATTGATAACGAATCAGTAAATGTTCCTAAGTTACATGCTAAGTATATCAGACATTTAGTTCTGGCTAAAATGAAAGTCAATGAACTACAGAATGAGTATGGTGTACTGAAGAAAGTAAAATTTCGTTATTATAGAGGCGAATTATCTAGAGAGGAATTAAAAGAATATCAGTGGGATCAATGGCAAGGTACTAAGCCTATAAAATCTGAATGTGAACAGTTGTTAGATGGCGATACAGAACTAAGCAAATTGAAGTTCAGAATAGAAAATCTTAACATTAGAATATCCTTACTAGAGTCTATTCTAGGTCAAATTAAAGCCAGAGATTGGCAACTCAAAAATATCGTATCGTGGAAACAGTTTATCTCTGGAGCATAAACTTGGTATAAATATAGAAACAGCATGGATGCTATTCATTATTCTATATTACATACCATGCCTATCAAAATTGAATATCATTCAGAAGTATTTCTCCGAGTCTTTGCTGATTCATCAATAGAACAAGAACTATCAGATTTCTTTAGATTTAGAGTCGAAGGATATCAATACACTCCTGCGTTTAAGAATAAACTGTGGGATGGATATCTCAGACTTTATAACCTTCAAACTAAAACGATTTATTCAGGTCTAATAGATTACATCTACGAATTTGCTAAGAGGAATGAATACCAAATAGAATGTGATAATACTCTGTTTGCTCTGAATGGCATTACCCTAGAATATGCTCAATCATTTGCTAATAGTTTAAATCTTAGAGGGCGAGGCAATCCTATAATAATTAGGAATTATCAAGTTGAAGCTATCCAAGTTGCGCTTGATAAAAACAGAGTTCTTTTGTTAAGTCCTACCAGTTCAGGTAAAAGTTTAATCATATACTCTTTACTGCGATACCATCTTAATCATAATAGAAAATGTATAATAGTAGTACCATCTACTCAATTAGTTGAGCAGTTATATTCTGATTTTGAGGATTATTCTTCTGCTAATGAATTTATTGTGTCAAATTACTGTCAAAAATTGTATTCAGGTTTTACTAAAGACTTTACTAAAGAAGTTCTCATTACTACTTGGCAGTCTATCATTAATCAACCCAAACAATGGTTTAAAGATTTTGATGTAATATTTGGAGATGAAGCTCACCAATTCAAGTCTAAGTCTCTTACAACTATCATGGAGAGATTAGATACTGTCAAATACAGAATAGGAACTACAGGTACCCTTGACGGTTCAAAGGTCAACAAATTAGTTTTAGAGGGTATATTTGGCAGAGTATATCAAGTCACCACTACTAGAGAGTTAATGGATAATAAATCAGTGGTTGAATTGATGGTAAAGTGTATAGTCCTTAAATACGATAAAGATACTAGACACGCATTAAAAGGATTTGATTACCAGGAAGAAATACATTGGTTAGTTACAAATCCATTAAGGAATAAATTTATTAGAAATCTTGCTATATCTACACAGGGTAATACATTAGTTTTATTCCAATTTGTAGATAAACACGGAAAGAAACTTTATGAAATGATTAAAGACAAAGCACATGAAGATAGGAAAATATTCTTTGTTCATGGAGGAGTTGCTACTACTGCTAGGGAAGAAATAAGATCAATATGTGAGAAAGAAACTAATGCTATTATTGTGGCTAGTTTTGGTGTATTTTCTACAGGTATTAATATGCCATCTATTGAAAATATTATATTTGCTTCGCCATCAAAATCTAAAATTAGAAATCTTCAGTCTATAGGTAGAGGTCTTAGATTAAAAGAGGGGAAAACTATTTGTAAGTTATTTGATATAGCAGATGACCTTTCTTATAAATCGCACAAAAATTATACATTAGGCCATGCTGGAGAAAGATACTCTATATATATGAATGAACAGTTTAAAACAAAATTAATTGAGGTGAATATAGAATGATCGAACACGAATATGTAACTATGAAATTGACGAATGGAGATAATATAATTACACTAGTGGTATCGGAGGATGATGAATCTTTTACTATAATGTTTCCAATTCAAATGAAAAATATACGAGTAGATTTAAAAGAAGGAAAGAAAGAAGTCCTTGCGGGTACACCTTGGGTACCATATACAGATGAAAACGTATTTAATGTTTTTAAACAAGATATAATTACTATGAATCCTTTGAACGAATCCACTATAGAATATTATAAAAACCTAGTAGATGTTTCAGTAGCATTTCAAGAAGATATACAGGAAACAGATTCAATTAATGATTTATCTGATAAATCATTCTTTATAGTTGGCAACAATACTAACAACTAATAGTATTCATTTCATATGCTACATAGTCATTATAGCATACTGTCAATAGATGTCAAGAAAAAATAAAAATAAATTTACTTGACATCACTATGAACTTATATTATAATAATAGAAATATCAAATTGGAGTGAATAATGACAACTACTACGCCTAACCACTATGTTAATAACAAAGATTTTCATCAAGGGTTGATTGACCGCAAAGGAAAAATAGACGAAATACTAATCCTACAGGAATTAGCAACTGTAAACGATTTATTAGACCACGAAACCCGCAAAAAAATATTAAAAGACAACTTCGATACCTCTAGTCCATTACCTCAAATAAGCAATTATATAGGGGAGTGTTTCTTGAAGATGGCTACTAACATTGCTCACAAACACAATTTTAACAGATACCCATACAAAGAAGAAATGATTTCTGACGGTATAGTAGACTGTATTAAATATGTGGATTCGTTTGATACAGGACAAAATAACCCATTTGCTTATTTTACACAGGCTATTAATAATGCGTTTGTTCGTAGAATAATCAAAGAGAAAAAACAGGCATATGTCAAAGTCAAACTATTATCCTCATCCACAGTAGATATACATGAACTACAGGAACAAGATGAAGATGGGGAATTTATAAACGCATTTAAAGATTATATGAATTCTTATAATAATTTTGATGGTAGTATTTTTGAGAAGAAAAAGAAAGAACATATTGAAAAACCTTATAATGGTATGACCATAGAGGAATTTGAAGGTGAATAGAATTGCTATTTTAGGAGACCCTCACTTTGGAGCAAAAGGTGCTTCAACTATATTGTTTGACCATCAGAAGAAATTTTACGATTTCTTCTTTGATACTATAGGTGATATTGATACTGTTATAATTCTAGGCGATACATTTGACACAAGAAAATTCACTAATAATTATATTTTAGATCAAGCAAAGAAGGTATTTTTTGATAAACTATTAGAAAGGAATATTACCACTTATATTATTATAGGTAACCACGATTGCTATTTTCGTAATACTCTTGTTCCTAATGCGGTTGAAACTTTATTAGCAGAATATACAAATATCATACCAATATCATCTCCAGCTACTCATTCAATAAAAGATATTGATATCTGCCTAATACCTTGGATGTGTCCAGATAATTACCAGAATTGTTTAGATGAAATATCAACAAGTAAATCTGATATTTGTATTGGTCACTTTGAAATCGGGGGTTTCCCCATGTATCGTGGTGTTGAGAGTCATGGTGGGCTGAGTTCTTCGATATTCAACAGATTTGACAAGGTTTTTTCGGGTCATTACCATCATAGATCAACCAATAATAACATATCTTACCTTGGTACTCCATATGAATTAACCTGGCAGGATTACGGAGATGCTAAAGGATTTCATATATTTGATTTAGCATCAAGAGAACTTCAATTCATTCAGAACCCGCACAATTTATTTGTTAAGTTAGAATATGATGATAAAGGTATTGAACCTACTGATTTAGATTCTTTAGATTTATCAGACTGTTACATCAAGTTGATTGTAGTAAATAAAACCGATTATTATAAGTTTGACTTGTTTGTTAATAAACTGTATAATAAAAGATGTATTGAAATTAAGATTATAGAAGATATAGGTGATTTCTCTACTGGAGCGGTATCAGAGGAAATATCTTTAGAAGATACTCAAGCTGTCCTTAGTCAATATATTGAATCCGTAGAAACTGATATGGATAAATCAAAGATTAAGGCATTCATTAGTTCACTATACACTGAAGCTATAAATTCGGAAATGGCATAATGGCAAAAATAATTTTCAAAACTATTGAATATAAAAATCTATTATCCACAGGTAATGCCGCAAATAAAATAATATTAAATAAATCCAGAACTACTTTGGTTATGGGAAAAAATGGTGAGGGTAAGTCCACTATGTTGGATGCTCTTACCTTTTCTTTGTTTGGAAAACCATTCAGAGATATCAAATTAGGACAATTGGTAAATTCTGTCAACGGTAAACAATGTGTAGTAACAGTTGAATTTGATATAGGTAATAAGCAATATAAAATCGTTAGAGGTATGAAGCCTTCAATATTTGAGATATATTGCGATGGAGTGATGTTAAATCAGGATGCCGCAGTAAAAGATTATCAGAAAATCCTAGAACAACAAATCTTAAGATTAAACCACAAGACCTTTACTCAAGTAGTTATTTTAGGAGCGGCTTCTTTCGTTCCTTTTATGCAATTAAAAACTGCTCAGAGAAGAGAGGTTGTTGAAGATATTTTGGATATTAGAATATTCTCTGTGATGAATCAATTATTAAAGGATAGAGTATCCACTACTAAAGATGCTATAATAAGAATAGAGGCAGATATTAAGGTTGCCAGACATAAGATAGAATCTCAGAACGCTATTATTGAAACCTTAACTATCGCTAAAACGGATTCAGTTAATTCACTATTAGAAAAGATTGATCAGAATAATATTATAATAGATTCCTCACAATTAATTAGTAACAAGTTAATTGAGGAATTAACTGAATTACGAGAGTCTATTAAAGATAAACAACAGTTAGATTTGAATATACAAGAGGTTTCCTCTTTAATTAATAACCATGAGGCAAATCGGAATCATCATAAAAAACATGTGCATTTCTTTAATGAAAATGATAAATGTTCAACCTGTGAACAGGAGATTGCCGACGAATACAAACAAAAAGTTATTACAGATTTAACAGATAAGATTGCTGAGAATGAAGATAAAATTACCGCACTAGAAGTAGCCTCCAGGAATCTCAAAGAAACTATGGCAATCATTCATAAAAGAATGGATGTTATTACAGATAAGAACATTTTATTATCTACCAATAATAGCACTATTAGTTTATTAAATAATCAAAATAAACAACTATCGCATGAGATAGATTTGGTTAAAACCGATACCTTGTCGCTTGATGTCGAAAAGAAAAAGATGAAAGACCTGGCAACTATCGCAGTTGAAAATATAACAAATAAGAGAGAATTGTTAGAAGAAAGAGACCTTCAAGAGGTTGCTTCATTATTACTGAAAGATACTGGAATTAAGACTGCTATTATAAGAGAATATTTACCTGTGATGAATACACTCATTAACAAGTACCTAGCTATATTAGATACCTATATCAAATTTGAATTGGATGAATCGTTTACTGAGACCATCAAAAGCAGATATAGAGACGAATTTACCTATGCTAGTTTCAGTGAAGGTGAAAAGAAGAAACTTGATGTTGCTATATTATTTGCATGGAGACAGATTGCCCAGATGAAGAATTCTGTTAATACTAATTTATTAATATTAGATGAAATTTTTGATGGTAGTTTGGACGCTACTGCTACCGACTTATTGCTTCAGTTGTTAGATGAAGTATCTAAGGATGCAAATATATTTGTAATTAGTCATAAAGGTGATATTTTAAATGATAAATTTCACTCAGTTTTGCGTATTGAAAAGAAAAATGACTTTTCTGTTATCTGTTGATAATCAATAAGATATGTGTATTTTTGTCCATTTAAACACGTCTAATCGACCTTTTGATAAAAACTAACCTGTATATCTGTACTATTTTTGATATTTAAATACTAAATATATAAGTTATTGATTTAATTGGTATTTTATGTCGTGCTAAATACCAATTTTTATATAAAAATCAATAACTTATAAATGATCTTACAAATTATACAACTTTTTATCTATAAGTTTGTGCATTCTATGAAAAAAGTTGTTGACATCTATACCTAGATGAATTATAATGAGTCTTAATTTTGAGAAAGTGAGTATATTATGAGTCAAATCGATTTAACAGCTAAATTATTAGCCACAGAAAATATTAATGTCGTTGAAGGATCTGTTTCGACTGCCTCTTTCAATATTCAAACAAGACAATTAACACTTCCAATATGGAAGGATATGACTCCAGAAATTAAAGAAATGTTAGTTGGCCATGAAGTGGGCCATGCATTGTATACGACTATAGATATGATTGATGCTTCTGTTGATAATCGTAAACTTCATTCATATATCAATGTGGTTGAGGATGTTCGGGTTGAACGATTAATGAAAATCAAATATCCAGGTATTCGTAAAACAATGACTGCTGGATATAGTCAATTGAATGAACGTGACTTCTTTGGTGTTTCAAAGATACCCGATAAAACAAAATTAAATCTGATCGACCGAATGAATCTTTGGTTCAAAGTAGGTTATGCTTCTGGTGTTACTTTTTCTAATACAGAAAAAATGTTTGTTGTTCGTGCTGAAAAAACAGAAACTTCAGAAGATGTTATTAAACTGGCTCAGGAAATCTTTAATTTTTCCAAAGATCAATTAGATGAACAAAAAGAAGCTGAAGAAAACAAAGAAATGGATTCAGATGGTGAAGAAGAGGAATCGTTTGGTGAAGGAGAATCTGAGGAAGATGATTCTGAAGAAGATGATGATGAAGAATCTGAAGGAGATGACGACGAAGAGTCTGAAGGACAATCTAGTGATGATTCTGAAAGTGAAGAGGAATCAGACGAGGATTCTGATTTAGAATCTATTACTGATAAGGCATTCAATGATAATTTGAATGATATGGCCGATACTTCAATTGAATATAAGTATAATAATTTATCAACTGATTATGATGATAATATCATTGTTCCTTACAAAAAAGTTCTTTTAGAAACAATTGATGCTGAAAAAGATGGCTATAGTTATTATCAACAGGAACCATTAACAGTTCGTTTCAGCAAATTCAAAGCTGATACCAATAAATCGGTTAGTTATTTGGTAAAAGAATTTGAAATGCGTAAAGCAGCCACTAATTATAAAAGAACCCAAATATCAAAATCAGGTTCTTTAGATATGAAGAAAATATGGGGTTATCAATTAAATGATGATTTATTTAAAAAGATTACTTCAGTTACTGATGGTAAGAATCATGGTATGATTTTCTTATTAGACTGGTCTGGTTCAATGAATGGCGTTATGCAGGATACATTGGAACAGGTAATTCAGTTAGCTACTTTCTGTTACAGAATTCAAATTCCTTTTCAATTATTAGCATTCACCGACAAATACAAAGATTGGGACGATACAGCTCGTATTAATAAAAGAGAAAAATATTTAAAAGTTATGGGTACAAATACTTTGGATAATGCGGTTGAAGATTGTACTTTATTAGAGTTCTTTAGTGACAAGATGTCTGGTCAAGAATTTAACACTATGGCTAAACGATTGTATAATTCTAATGTGTTTACTCGCCAATCAAGTGATTATGGTCTAGGTGGTACACCATTAAATCATGCTTTAGCATTTATGACTGAATATGTAGGAAAATTTATTCGTTCACGAAATGTTGAAAAGATGTCTTTCATTACTTTAACAGATGGTGTCGGTGCTCGTCTGAAAAGCTACACTGGATTGTATGAATCAGTAGGTAAAGTTAAGAATTTTGTGACTGATCCAATAACTAAAAAAACATACAGATTTACCGATGATTCGCAACAACAAACGGGTGTATTGTTACAAATGATTCAGGACCGTTATAATACTAGTAATCTTGGATTCTATGTGGCATATAAAGCAAATGACCGTGAGATTGAGAATTTCTTATATAGTAACTTTATAACACCTAATTATGCTTTAGTATCGGAAATTAAAAGCGAGTCAAAAAAGAATGGGTTTGCTTCTAT